TGGGATGATTACACTGATATTTTAATTCAAAATTTGAGAGACAATTTTACTGATACTAATTTTATTGGTATTCGTGTTCTTGAGTCTCGTGATTCTCATCGTTTTATTAGTCGGTACACTTTTGGTGAATATAAATTAAGAGAGAAAATACAAAACCAGTGGAAAAAGGAGAAATCGTTTTCTATTAAGAACTCTGGTTATCATTCTTATATTGCACTTTCAGCAACAACTCTTACAAGTGAATCTGAATTTGAGGTATCAGAAGATGCTTCTAAAACACAAATCAAAAAATCTTTTATGAAGAGTCTGAAGAACAAAAAAATGAATAAGAAAATTCTAAATGAGTTTGTGGGACTTATTGCCTGATAAATATTTCTATAGTAATAGGTATTAAGAATGTCTAGATTTGGAGATTTATTGGGAGGAAAAACTCCGGCACCAGCTCCAGCAGCACCTGCACAACCTACTCCAGTTGCAGTTCCTTCAGAACCAGCAGAAGCAATTGCTCCTGAACCTACTCAAGAAGTTTTTGAAAGTGATGTTTCTATCGATGAAATGAGTAAGGACGAACTTGAAGAGTATGGTAGAACTGTTGGTATCGAACTGGACAGGAGACATTCTCGTAGAAAATTGATTAAAGAGTTGAAAGAGCATCTGACCAATTCTTAAACTGTCCACTGGGGGTCGTTGAGACCCCTTTTTCATTGTATAATAACTTCAGTTGAAACCAACAAAACAAGATCATGTCTCTTTCTGCTGATTACATCGTCACTTCCTTACAGGAACTTTATGGGGAGTCTGTAACCGGTTCTGATATTCGTGGATGGTGTGCGATGAATGGATCTAACTATCAGACAGTTACAAATAAAATTTCTGATTATAAAGTTGGACGTGGTAAGTGGAACCTTACCGTTCGGGAAAAAATGGAGCAAACCTACCAAGTTCCCCCTGCTCCCCCTGCAATAATTCCTGCTCAGGAACAAAACTTTATTCCTGATAAAGATGATACTTTCGTCAAGTTTGGTAACTTTGGTGATCTTAAAAAAATTATTCAGTCCAATCTTTTTTACCCAACGTTTATTACGGGTCTTTCGGGTAATGGTAAAACGTTGTCTGTAGAGCAAGCTTGTGCTCAACTTGGACGTGAACTCATTCGTGTAAACATTACTATTGAGACAGATGAAGATGATCTTATTGGTGGTTTCCGTCTTGTCGGTGGGGCAACTGTTTGGCATAACGGACCTGTCACTGAAGCACTCCAGAGAGGAGCAATCTTGCTACTCGATGAAGTTGACCTTGCTAGCAATAAAATCCTCTGTCTCCAGTCCATCCTTGAAGGTAAGGGTGTGTTCCTGAAAAAGATCGGTAAGTATGTAAAACCAACAAAAGGTTTCAATGTATTTGCCACTGCGAACACAAAAGGTAAAGGTTCTGATGATGGTCGTTTTATCGGCACTAATGTTCTGAATGAAGCATTTCTTGAGCGTTTTCCTGTGACCTTTGAGCAGTCTTATCCAACTCCTGCAACTGAACAGAAAATTCTTGAGGGTATTGCTTTGGATCTTGGAGTGGAAGATCGTGACTTCTGTAAGCGTCTTTGCGATTGGTCAGACGTGATCCGTAAAACGTTCTATGATGGTGGTATTGATGAAATCATCAGCACCCGCCGCTTGGTTCATATCATTCGTGCCTATGCTATTTTCAAAGACAAAGCAAAGGCAATTCAAGTTTGTGTAAATCGTTTTGACGATGAGACCAAACAGGCATTCTTGGAACTTTATGACAAAATTGATGCCGACTTTGTGATGCCTACTGAAGAGCAACAAAAACAATCTCTTGACGCATACAACTTTTCTTGATATAATAAGTTATGATTAATATGCTTTACGATGAAATTTTAAAAATGGATGAATACACTAATACTAACTTGAATTCGACAGTTGGCAATTGGGCAAAAGATGGCACTTGGATAGCAGGAACAAATGATCGTGACTTTTGTATTAATCCTGATCCTGATGCCATCTATGCATCTTCAACACCCTGGAAATATAATGAAGAAGAGATCGTAAAAGAACTTCTTGACTATATTAGAGGAACTTATAAGCAACACTATGCTGCTAACGATCAAAATCTTCAAACTTTAGATTTTATTGAAGCAGCACACAATGACGGTGAAGCATGTTCTAGAGATAATATTATGAAATATGTTTCACGATATGATAAGAAAGGTACTCCACGTCGTGATATATTTAAGATCCTTCACTATGCTGTTCTTCTCATGTATTTCAATGATAAGAATACAAATCGTGAAACGTACCCTCAATAATAATGAAAATCAAAGAACAAACAATGAAACTGTCTGACAACGCACTTGCTATCCTCAAGAACTTTGCGGGTATTAACAATTCTATTCTTGTAAAGCAAGGCAACAAACTTCGCACTATTTCTGTGGCAAAGAACATTCTTGCCGAAGCAGAAATTAAAGAAGATTTTCCACGGGACTTTGCGATTTATGATCTCAACCAGTTTTTGAATGGTTTGAGTCTTCATCAGGATCCTGACCTCGACTTTAATCAGGGCAGTTACTTGAGCATCAAAGAAGGTAAACGTCGTGTGAAGTATTTCTTTGCTGACCCGAATGTAATTATTGCTCCTCCAGAGAAAGAAATTACATTACCATCTCAAGATGTATGCTTCCAGTTGGATAGTGTGACACTTGAAAAATTGACGAAAGCAGCAGCAGTATATCAACTTCCTGATATGTCTGCCATTGGTGAGAATGGTGTTATTAAACTTGTCGTTCGTGATAAGAAAAACGATACTTCCAATGAGTATGCCATTATTGTTGGTGAGACCAGTGATGATTTTGAGTTTAACTTTAAGGTAGAAAACATCAAGATTATTCCTGGTGCTTATGAGGTGGTAGTGTCTTCTAAACTTCTGTCACAATTCAAGAATACACAACACAATCTCAAGTATTATATTGCTCTGGAACCCGATTCGACATTTGGATGAGACACATTCTTTTTACTCTCAAAGGTTGTCCTTATGGATTATTAGATGATGAAGCACATATCCGTAATGTGCTTTCAAATGCTGCAACACTATCTGAAAGCACCTTATTAGATATTTCATCACATAAGTTTGATCCTCATGGTGTAACTGCCATAGCACTTCTTGCCGAATCTCACATTAGTATTCATACTTGGCCGGAGAATGGTATGGCAGTATGTGATGTCTTTACCTGTGGAGATCATACAAATCCACGATCTGCTGCGACTTATATGTATGAAGCAATGGGTGCAACAGACATTATATCTGAAATCTTTACTCGACCTTTGAAATGACCAAAGTTGATGTCCCAATGAGAATAACTGGTAGTATCCTAGTGATTACTGCGTATTTTGTTGTTCTTCATATCAATATGACTCTTGGAGTGATGCTTCACTTCGTTGCTGATATGATTTCAGTTCCTTACTTTATAAGGACAAAATCTTGGGATGTGGTTATAATGCTTATGTTCCTACTGGCAATCAGTTTTAGCAAACTCTTAACATGAACATTTTCATCACAAATGAATGTCCAGTCAAGTCTGCACAGGTTCTTCCTGACAAGCACATCGTCAAGATGCCTCTAGAGTGCTGTCAGATGCTCTCTATCGTTGCCTCAGACAAATGGGGGCACGGGTATGGAACTCTTCCTAAGACCGATGGAACCCCGTATGCGACCGATAAGGGTGCCTTTCGCAATCACCCCTGCACCGTATGGGCAAATGAAACTGCTGCAAATGCCAGATGGTTAATCCGGCACGGTCTTGCATTGTGTGAGGAGTATGCAGCACGATATGGTAAAGTGCATACCTGCTTCCAAACTCTTCTAGAAGCAGATAAAATCTTTCCAAAGACAAGATTGGATGCTCATACATCTTTTGTTTTTGCGGGACCTGATGAATTTAAGTTGGATACTTCAATATCTATCTTTGACAAATATAAGATGTATATTGCGTCTAAACCTTGGGTATGCGATAATTACCTTCGATTGCCCCATCGTAAACCTGATTGGATTTGATTATGAGCAAAAATAAAGAAGAAAGACAAATTGGGTCTATATGGAGTGACTGGAAGTCTTATCCATCAGAAGTTGATGATGGTAAATATATTACTGTAAAATCACTTAGAGATTGTATTAATAAAGAATATAATCCAACAAGTCTCTATGGTGGATCGACATCGATTAGTTGTGCGTTGTTACATGCAATTTTGAAAAAATTAAAAGTAGAAGTTGTTAAACCTAATGGTGTATATAATATCCCAAGTTTTTCGGCAAAAAGAAAAAAATTTGTGATAGAGTGGATATACGATAATCCAAAAAGTATTCTTATGAAAATTGAAAAACCAGAATGGGTGACCCATCGTAAACCAGAATGGGTTTAAATAACTCATTTACTAAATAATATTATACTACGAGGTTTAGTAAATGAGTTGCGTTTATCAAATAAGGAACAAAATAACAGGGGAA